ATGGTCTCACTGAAAGAAGTGGCAAATCTAGCCTCTGTTTCATTAATGACCGCATCTCGAGCGATTAATAGCCCAGAGCAACTGCGGCCGGAAACGTATCAGCGAGTGATGCAGGCGATTGAATCCCTGAATTATGTGCCTGATTTTGCAGCCCGTAAGATGCGCGGCCACGCCACCAAAACATCAACCCTGGCAGTACTCGCCTGGGATACGGCGACCACACCGTTCTCAGTTGAAATATTGCTCTCCATTGAGTTAACTGCCCGAGAGTTTGGCTGGAACAGCTTTTTAGTGAACCTAACCTCACGCGAGGACAGCCAACGGGCGCTTAACCAACTACTCGCCCAACGGCCCGATGGCATTATTTTTACCGCTATGGGGCTACGTCAGGTCACCATTCCCGAGCGATTTCGGGATAAAAACATTGTTCTCGCTAATTGCGTCAGTGAAAGCCATTCAATTCCTAGCTACATTCCCGATGATTTTGATGGTCAATATCAAGCCATGAAGTTGCTGCTGCAACGCGGATATCAGCGGCCTTTGTGTCTTTATCTGCCGGAGTGTACCTTGGCAGGCAAGGCCCGGCGGGCAGGGGTAGAAAAAGCCTGGCAGGAATCTGCATTACCAACAGAGCAACTCAATCAGTGCCATATAGCGTGGGGAGATGAACATTATCAGGATGTCATTCCGCTATTGGAACGCCATTGCCCTAAGGGAAAACCTAATTTTGATGTGTTAATTTGCGGCGATGACCGTATCGCATTTTTGGCCTATCAGGTTTTACTGGCCAAAGGTGTGGTAATTCCACAACAGGTTGCGGTGATCGGCTATGGCGATATGGTTGGTATTGGTGAATTGTATCTACCACCACTGACCACAGTACAACTCCCCTATTATGATATTGGTCGTCAAGCTGCCCTCCATTTAATAAGAGGACGTGAATCGCGGGCAATACATCGGTTACCCTGCCCACTACTAGAACGGGGATCCATCCGTGACTCAATGCCTAATAACTGTGTGCCTCTTTTCAGTAAACAGCGATAAATAGCGCTCATGGATGCATGCTAAGGACTGATCACTGCGGAGCAGAGTGGCAAGAACGGGGCTACGTTATACGGGGAAGCACGCCATAAATAGTATAAACTTCACGAAAGCATAAGCCCTCGTGAAGTTTATAGATACGTCAGAATTACATGTGCTTAATAATGGCGTCGCCAAACTCACTACACTTCAACAACTTAGCGCCTTCCATCAGACGTTCGAAATCATAAGTCACGGTCTTGGCTTGAATTGCGCCTTCAGTGCCTTTAATGATTAAGTCAGCGGCTTCAAACCAGCCCATGTGACGCAGCAGTAGACATATCAAAAGCCAGCAACCATATGATTTATAAATAGTTGCTGGCTTTTTTATTCGTTAAAAGCAGATAAAAATGATGTTTGTAACCTATTGATTATCAAGTAAAGAAAAATAGTTTTGCAGAAGGCTTTCCAATGGCGGCATAATTTAATACTGTATATGCAAACAGTCAAAAGGGCGTGTGAAATCATGAAAGTTGAACTGGTTTACGATAAGCGAAATGTGAAAGAGATACCGGGTGCCAATGATCTGATCCTGGCGGAACTAACTAAGCGTGTTCATCGAGTATTCCCTAAAGCTGAGGTCAAGGTTAAACCAATGCAAGCGAACGGCATCACTACCGACGCCAGTAAAGGTGATAAGGCTATTCTCAATCGGCTGGTTGAGGAAATGTTTGATGAAGCAGATCAGTGGCTGGTTATCGATATTTAATTGAGGGGGATTTATGCTGCGTGTCGAAGTGACTATAGATAAGCTGAACGCGAAGAGTTTTCCGGTTGGCTACACCAATGCACTGACGGAAGAGCTAAAAAATCGCCTTAGCCGTAAATTTAGCGATCTTGACGTGAAAGTGAGGTTTGCGGGTGCTGATGGGTTAACCGTTCTTGGTGGGGCTAGTGAGGATAAGGATACAGTCGAAGAGATTTTGAAGGATACGTGGGAAAGTGCTGATGATTGGTTCCAACCTTAAAACATTAAAATGAATCAGCATTGCTATATGGGGGATCTCAACCATACTCAAGCTGACACCAGAAAGTTGCTCCACCCAAAATTGATTACTTGGCCCACCGCGTCCCTTGTGGGCTTTTTTGTGCCTGTAATCTGACGTGGAATAATTTCAGGAATATTTTGTCGCTGGCTTTGGGGTTTCCGATCCCCACACGGGTACCGACTGACAACCACTGTAACTAATTGATAATACCGTAAAGATCTGCGAATTCATTCTAATTACCTACCGATTGGGTACCACCCCGATCCCCCTCAGTTGACAGAACAGCGCCATAATGTAAAACCGGTTGACGCGAAAACCACTCGCTACACATGAATAGACCGGGCCAATCAGCCCGGTTTTTTATTTCTCAATCCATGCAGAGAACAATAGCGGATCCCCGTACGCGTAGCGTCGATACTCTGATGTTGAGTTATATGGCATGTACACCTGGCGGCACCCAACAGCGTCTACCCCCGTTCCGTAGACTTTTAACACCCCCGCAACGTTGATCGGATAATTTAAACTCAGTAGGGCGTTGCTCGATATGTTTTGAAAGTACTCCCCCGGCCCCGTCATGCTGTTTAAATCCAACTCTGCAACTATCGCTACATCAGCAATATGAACAGCTCCTACATCGCCAGCGGTTAGCGAATCCTTAGTTGCCAGCTCGCCCAGGCCAAGATTTTCTCGGGCCTCGGATATGCTCGACACATCAGATAAGTTATTTTCAATTTTAAGAAACACATCCGGCGTTTCTTTATCTACAGCAACAATCGTTATTGACTTTGTGATACCAGAATTTGCGCCAGCCAACGATAACGTTGTCGAACCTGCGTTACTGATTGATAGCGTTCCGAGTGCTGATAATGTCGCACTCGTTGAGTCTGATGATGATGTGAGTATCGCCTCTGTGTAATTCGCGGGGGTATAAGTAACCGGTACTGTGTAAGTATTCCCAGCGACTAAATTTGCTGGAACATCACCGAACTCGATCCCAGTAAGAAAAATGTGTTGCGTTATTATTGCTGTGGACGCCAGTCCCGTGGAAACGCTAGCTATAACGCTTTGTGTGCCGCTGGCTCCAACATTTGCGGAATACCTGCCGTTGCTGTCAATAGTTCCCAGCGCCGGGTCGGATACTTGCCACGCAACAGGGTATTCAGCGGCGGCACTTGATGGCAGGACCATTGCGATCAGTTGTTGGCTAGTCCCCGCATTTATTACGCTATTTAAAGGTGAAATGATGATAGTTGATGGCTGATCAGGCTCTTCAGTACTCACGCCCTGAATGTAGAAAACTGTGAATGTTGTATTACTGTTGCGATTGCTTGTGTATTGAAAATTAATTGGGTCTCCTGCCAGTACTTGCATATCAATTAATTTACTAAAAGGTAGAAATTCCCGCCGGTGGTGTCCGTGGCCACTGCCGCCAGTCACAAACCCGTAGAATGACGTCGTATCAACAAGCTCTCCATTCGCATAGATAGTACTATCCCAGCGATCCCGGCTTTCTACGCCGTCAGTAACGTAGCGACCAATGAGCAATATTTGCACACAGTCAGTCGGAACAGTTAAAGTGACAACTCCAGACGACTCTAAATAGACTTGTGCAACTTGCAGATTACCGACACGGCTTAATGAACTGCTAATATCAGTAATACTATTTTCAATGATATCCGTTTTTAATTTTAATCGTCGCGGCGTGATCGCACTAATCGCACTCACCCCCGCGAGGGTTTCCCCTTCCGTTGCTTCGCGCTGAATATATACCTGCCATGTACTTTCATCAGATCCGGGCACGCTTACATTGTTCGATACAAGTGACAGATAGAGAGTATTGTTGTACATGACAACAACGCCGGTACCGTACGCGAACGCCGCCCCGTTATTATCTGCCGCTGTAATAAACTCAGGAAAGCCCGTAGTTTGATACTGCCGAATATTTCGTGTTATCGCATTTAATACGTAATTCATTTCTTTGCGACCAACCGGCTTGGCGCGGGTGTCTGTCCTCAAGTCGCGCTCGTAGTCCCCGCCCCAGCCCTCATTAAAACTAACAAACCCCTCGTTATCTGTTTCATCTGGAATTGTTTGCGTGTCACCGTTTGACGCGAACGGCACTTTAAAAAATCTGTTATCCAATTTTTATTTCCTTTTTCAGAGTTGCATTGCCGTACACTGAAATTATTTGATTATATAAATACTTTGATGCGAAAAGTTTCCCCCTCTTTTTTGATATGTCACTTTCGCTAAAAACAATCACACCATTCATATTTAATATTTTGAGATAATTTATAAAATTCTCATCAGTCTGTTGGTAATCTATCCTTTCTTTTATCACTGCCAGCGATACCATTTATTACCTCCAAGCTGCGGGTATTTGATTGTAATCTGACAAACTAGACGCATTCGTAAATGTCTTTGTCTTGATTGTTACATTCGGCACTTTATCTATAAACGTAAGCGCACTGCCGCGTAATAACCGGCAATTGTTAAACGCCCACCACAAATCTTTAATTGCGTTATATTTAGCAAGCGGGAAAATATCATTAATGTCAGAAGTCATAAGCAAACAATCCACAAATACGTTTTCAAAAATTGTCGCATTCGGTGCGTTATCGAATAACCCAGTTGGCGCACTTAATATTTTTGAGCAATTTCCGAACGCGATTTTAAATGATGTAACGAACGTATTGTTATCAAACAAACCCGCCGGGATTTCTTTAAGAGACGTACAGAATCTAAATGCAAACTGAAATGTTGTCACTAATGGATTGTAGTCAAATAATCCATTAGGTATATATTGCAAACTCCCGCAAGATAAGAATACATAACTAAAGTTAACAACGCGCGTACAATATTTAAATAAATTATCAGGTATCAATTGCAGCGATAAGCAATCATTAAACGCAAAACTAAACGTAGTGACATTTGGCAAATAATCGAATGCCCCAGCCTGTATTACTTGTAACTCAGTGCAAGCTGTAAATGAGTTAGCCATACTCTGCCTGCTGCCAGACACGCTAATGACTTCTATTACTTTATTTTCAAACGCCAATGATGAATGATAAAACACACAGCTATTACTACGCTTTACGTTTATTCTATACGTAATCCCCGCTGTCAACGCGCGAGTTGCATAAACCAATCCCTGGCTATCAACACGATAACCCAGCCTAAAGGGTGGGCTAGCTCGGGCGAGTACGAAGAGGCCAGCTATCGAGAGGGACTGGAAAGCCTACAGACCCACGACTTAACCCCGCTACTGGAGCGACATCACTTACTACTGATGCGCTCACACGTTGCGCCTGAACTCAATATTAAGCCTGTTGAAACTTGTGTTAATTGGGAGTCGCTCGACTCACCGACCGCCAAAGAATACGCAGAGATTAACGAAATCAACAGCCGTGCAGATTTGAACCTAGTGAATTCCGGCGCGCTCGATCAATACGATGTCCGCGACCGGCTCATAGCCGATAAAAACAGCGGGTATAGCGGTATAGCGCCAGCAGAGCCACCGACAGAGGGGGATCTATTTACGTCGTGACGTGTCACACAATGCCGCAACGCATCGAAAGCAATATTTAGCATTTTGAATACAAGTTCGCTTAAGAGTCATTATGTTAAATGGAGCAAAAAACGAACTACCCAAAAGTGCTACGCCGAATTTTTTCGGGTGCATAGCAAATCATCACGGTATCGGCGTGGTTGGGCGACCGAGTGCCGGATGGCGCTTTATCGACGGTGACTTTCCCTGCGCCATTAATGGTGTAAGTCGGCTGGCTCAGTTCGGCGATCAGCTTTTCTTTTTCCGGCAGGTTTTCGTCAATACTGATTATCTCGTCAGGGTCAAAAGGCATCCCCTTAACCACGGCGCGGTAAACCTCTTGGAATCTCATCCGTAACGCCCACCACCCCTGCGCCTTACGATTTGCGAAGTAGTCTTTGTTGGTTCGTGCGTCTCTTTTCGTGTCTGCTTTGAAAACAGGCTTATCCGGGTAAATAACCTCGCCACTGCCCCGGAAGGGCTTTATCTCAACCTGCCGCTGTCCTGCTTTCTGTCGCGTCTCATTGATAACGCGACCATCACCACGGCAACCCGCGCCGAGGCCGTCGGAGTCATAGAGCAGATAGTCACAGTCATTCTCATCACTCAATATCATTGCGTCTTGCGTAGTTGCGTAAATATCCGAGCCTTTACCTGACCAGGCTTTTAAGTGGTCGAGCAAGACACCGGTTCGGCTGGAGAAGGCGTTAAGGTCAATCCCTTCATCCGCGACGTCCAATGCGCCAATACGTGCGCCCGAGGGCGTGATACCCAGTTTCGTATGCGCACCGATAGCCGCCTGAACCCATTCAGACGGGATTAGAATACCCTCAGCAGCGGCGTTGTAATTGAGGTCCAATTCCTGCGCCACGATGACTGGGTTATCTATTTTTTCACATTCTTTCTTATACCAAGCATCATCCTTGCGCGGGTCACTGCGCCAGTGAAATGTGAATACCGGTATTTTCCCGCCGTGCCGTTTCTGCGCAAAGGGGTTATTCATGCCGTTGACTGACGAGAGATCAATGCGGCAGCGGGTGGTTTGTGACAGCGCCGCGTCTATCAAAAGTGGTCGCTGTAGGAACGCAGACTCATCAACAAAATACATCGTAGTGCGGTCACCGCGCCCGATGTTATCACCCGCCTCTCCTTTGATTATCGAGCCACTATCCGGGAACTCGATCCGCATATACGGTGCGTGTTTCTTGTTATCCCAGGAGCCACGAAATTCAGCAGGTAAAGTTTCAATGAATTTGCGGGCCTTCCAAAACAAGGCCTTGGGGTCACCGGTACTGTCTACGTATTCTTCTTTACGTGAACCGAACCCAATCACCATCTCTTTATTGAACAGGCATAGCGTGGAACTCAGTCCGACTGATACCCAACTCAGACCCATTTCACGGCTTTTGTCAGTCAGTCCGTTCTCCATATTGCGCCGTCGATCCATTATCCAATGAACCCACTCTTCCTGTTTTGGGAACAGCAGAAATGGAATGGATACCGGCAACCCGTAGTCAAGATTGCGCGGGTCTGTAGTCATACCCCAATCGATAATGAACTGCGCTGGGTTATTGCGGTAGAACGCTCGCATGGCTGGCAGCAATTCAGGCTGTTGGCGTATGCGCTGTAGTCGCTCCATTCTCCACTCAAAAACCTGAGTGTAATCCGGGTTCTTGAAGTCAAACGGAAACGGTAATGGCATAATTTTTTCCATAAAAAAAGCCCGCCGAGGCGAGCCTTTAGATAAGTTGACGATATTTAGAGAACGTTTATTTCTAAACGCTTACCTAGCGCCTTAAGCGCCGCTTCTATCGTGTCGATTTTTGTCGTGTGCCCAAGATTAACAATGCGGTTAACGTCTTGCGGTCGTGTACCTAGGCGGCGGGCAAGCTCTGCCGGTGTTGTTCCTGTAGCCAGCATAGCGTTAAGCAATAGCACTTTGGCGGCCACGCTTGCAGGCACCTCGATAAACTCATCACCGTCTGTGCTCGGCATGGGTACCGGGCGCTGGTCTTCAAAATAGAAATCAAACGACGTTACAAGGGCGTCTTGCGCCAATGATAGCGCTTCTTCCTTTGTAGCCCCGCCAGTTAATGCCTCGGGTATATCCGGGAACGATATACACCACCCGGTTTCGTCATGCTCAAATTTTATTGGATATCGCATATTTGACTAAGTGAATCTCCGCGAGTAACCAACCCCGAAGGGCTGGTTTATTATTTAAGTCCAAGTTGCTTAAGAATCGCTTTTCTCAGAGGCTCCGGTATTTCTTTCCCTGGATGTCTTGGCATTATCGTTTGCTTGCCGTTTAAGAAAATCTTCAAGTGATTAGTGCCATTCGAAAATTCAGCTCCTTGCCCCGCTAGCCAACGCTGGAACTCGCGTTGTTTCACTTCCTCCTCCTGTTTATTTAACTTGAAACAAGTATAAACATTTTTGCTTATATGCGCAATAGAAGATTAAACATTTTTGTTTATTTATTACTGATATCCAGCGCACTATCATCACTACACTAAATTGCACGAAAAAGGACTTTTTAACATAAGGGATGTTACACGCACCGAGCGCATAGCACTCATCAACATAATGAATCGAAAGGCTTATTTGTCAGGGTTAACTGTGCGGAATGTCAGAAAATCGAGTGCATAAATGATGCATAAAACACCCTCTATTTTGCATAGAGAATTTATCAATCGAACCGGCTATTTCTGGACGTTTACCAAAATTACCCCATCAGCTTACGATATGCCTCGGCGGCTTCATCAGGTGTTAGGTTTGACGTTTGAATCGGGCCACCGTTCGCGCCGGTCAATTCGGCTTTCTTCGGCGCTTCCCACCCGCGCATTTCTGCCAGTTGCTTGATGGCAGCTTTCGGATCATGCAGCTTAATTTTTAGCCCATCCTTGCCAGTGGATAATTCAGCGACGGCGGCCAGGTGTTCGGGCTTAATATTCTTGGAGTCCTTAAATTTCCACGACGCCTGAAAGACCGGTTGCCCTTCCTCGTCCTCGCCAATCTGATAATTACCGAACGTGGCGATGTCATGAATTGTCGTGCGCCCCATCAGCGTTAGTCGTTCCATCGCTTCCGTGTAGGTCATGATGGCTTCGTTAACTGTTTCGTACTGTACGGACTGGAGGAAGGCTTGAACGTTATGATTTGTTAAGATTTGACTGGCTGATGCTCTCGCCCCGTCATCTGTCTTTGCCTTACCGCCAGCCTTTCGATATGCCTCGGTTTGATTCTTACCATTAAGTAGCGCTGTAGCGAATCTACGCTGTAATTGCGTCAGGGCATCGAAAAGCGCCTTCTGTTCTTCTGTAAGCGTCATTTCGACTCCCTGTTATCACTTTTTCGTAAATTAACGGACCGCCCTCTCGTAAATTGGCGATGCCTTGTAATGAGTACAATCACTCACTCTTATGGCTAACAATGAAATGCCGTCTTCTTCAGTGTCAATGAGGAAGAAGCCATTTTCCGCATCCAAACATTTGCTCTTACTAAAACCCTTAACTAGCTGTAAATCACCATTGTAAATCTCCACCTGGTAACACTTGATTCGCCGCGAGTCATTCCGCTTATCAATATCGTCAACTGTAGTCAGCATATTCGCCAACGCAAAGAACTCCACGCACGTCTCTAGCTTGTGTCCGTACTCATCAGTGAAACCATAGTCCTTAAGGCGTTCAACCACTTCATTTGCAGTCTTAAAGGTGCGCGCATTACTCATTTTAGAATTTCCTGCTAGATGAATTTTGGATTTAGGGTTAAACCCCGTGAATTTTAAAGACCACTCGATATCAACACAGCGTGTTTATGCTGTTTTTCTCGTTGGCCACTCACCGATTTCAGAATTAAATAAAATGCCACCAGCCCGTTAATGCTCAAGGTGAGCGGTGGGAAACAGGCGGTAGCATTGCTTATCGTGCATTGTCACAGCCACTCATTGAATGGCTGCTGCAATGCTTAGACTTCTACAGGTGAAATTTCACTTTCATCAAACCAAGAATCTACTGCGCGGCCATCAGCAGCCTTGTAGTGAATGTAATAGCTGTTGTTAAGTTGCGAATACTCAGCGCGGCCTTTGATGTGGCCTTGCTCGCCGCTGATTGAAACGCTGACTGGTTGGCCTAATTCGTATTTAAACATTGTGATTCCTTATTTTTACAATGAAAAAGCCACCGGGTTATTAATCCAGTGGCTTAGGTGATTACTAGTGGGTTTACTTATCTTGTCTGTTTATTTTAAGCGATGCTGATGTGAATGAAACTAAACAGCCACAGAATGAACTCAATCACTCCCCAGCCAGCAACGGCGCAGATGCAACCAAGGACAATGAATGTTCCCGTTCCGGGTAAATTAAGACCCATTTCTACTCTCCGGCCGAGGCATCAGGCACACGTTATTGATATAGGCCTGCAAGCCTTCTATTTGGGTTGTGGCAATTCCGATGCGCTCACGGAGACTGAGATAATTGCGTTCAAATTCTGCATCATATCGGGGGCTGGCATCATCAGGTACGCTGGCGGGGCCGGTGGCTTTGGACACTGGCTTTGTGCATGTGGCATTGAGCTGCAACCGCTTAGTGCCATTAGCGATATCAGCACGAAGGCGCTCGTTTTCAGATTTGGCATCTGCCAGCTCCTTGGTGTATTTGATATCAATAGCGGCTACTGCTTGGCGCTGGACCTCTATCTGGTCGAGGGTGGTTTGTTGTTGCCTGGCTACTGCTGTTATTTCTGCCACGTCACGCTGAAGAGTTGTTATTCGGCCCTGGTAATAGGTCAGGCCAAATTGCAGGACTGATGCAATGACTACCAGCAGCATACCGGCTAGGCCATATCGTGTGATTGTCGTCATGATGCTCGCCGGTCTAAAATGATGCCCATATACCCAGCCCCCCAACGCGTATAAAGCCACATCCTGCGCCCGGTTGATGGCCGGTGAATCTCTTGGCGAACAACGCTAATTGAAAATAAGCGCCACCACGGCCATTTTTGTGGCCCGTGTGACGGCCTCAGATCCTCTGCAAAATGCGCTGTTGATAGCTCAAATTTTATTTTCATGCTGGTATCTCAATGTGTGGCCCATCAAGGAACTTAGCGGGCTTATCATTCGGGTTATCCGTCCAACTGATACCGAAACGCAGCTTAACGCCTAACTCTTTACCAGCGCGATGCATGGCATCCAATACCGGCAACCAGCATTTATAATCATTCCAGTCAGCACCGGTGGGTAACAGATCAATAGCGTGGCCGGTAATATGGCGGCTGTTCATGGTCTGGCTCTTGCCAGTGGCCACCAGCTCCTTTTGCCGTTCTACTGTGCGGACACCCTCAATAACACCGAAATCAACCGGGGATAACTCCAAAGCGCGGCGCACCACTTCCACTAAGTCAGCGTTAACACCCTTGAGGTTATTATCACTGCGCTGACTGAACCTGAAATTACTTGCCATTTTCTTTCCCTTCATCAATCGGCTTGCCAGTTACTTTCCATTTAAATAAGCTGGATAAGTAATCCGTACCGAGATAACCAATAATGACGCTCGATATATAGGCGAGGTCTGTCGATAACCCGAAGAAATCAAGAACGTCCCGCACTGCAAACGCTATGGCGGCACACATCAGCGCATCTAAAAAACAGCGTCGAAATGGTTTTTCGTTATACCGCCCACGTAACCAGGCAATAATCCCAGCAATACCGCCATAGCCAAATTCGAGGCGATGTGCGGCAATCCATTTGGTGATGATGTCCATAAGGTCAGGGTTGTTATGCATTTTCATATCTCCCCCTCCCGGACGGGCTGGGCGTGTAGTGGAAATAAAAAAGGCCCACCGAAGTGAGCCTGAAGTTATTATTTAATTCATTTAACTAATTGAAATACTGATACTCACTATAGAATAGTCATCTACGGGGCCATTTTTCTCTATTCTTCGTTGTAAACCAGCCGTAAATCTTGACGTATTCTTCATTGTACTTTCTGAAAATCTAGGCCTTTTCTCCCAAAAATGATGCGCCCCATCCGACATTATATACAAGGTTAATACATCATCTATTATAGGTAGTTCATCGTAAGGGATAAATAGATTGTCATATTCCATATCAATACGCGATGAGATAGCCGTAGTTAGAATGTTTTTCCCTGGCTTGTCTTTTAAATCTCGTGCGCTGAATATTTTTTGATCTATGAGCATCTGGTGCTGTGTATCATCTATCGTCAGTTGTCGCGTTTTTTTTCCGTGGCAAACATATAACCGACAATCACCAATATGCCCAATATTTAATCCATGCTTACCAACATAACAAAATGTCAATGTAGTAGCGGCTGTAATAAATTCTTCATTATCAATCGATAACTGAGTCACTTTTTCTTTCATTTGATGAAAAAGTGTATCAATAGTATTACTGCCAAACTCTTTAAATTTTCCTAACGAGGATATTACCAGGTCAGAAGCATCTTTAGCTCCCTTGTATGACCCTAACCCATCAGCAACCGCAAACACATAACCATCAGCTACTCGAGTTGGCGGTAATATGGAGTCTTCATTAACTCTCCCAATATGCTTCGGGAAGGAGAAGCAAGATGTTGATAGTAAATTAATCATATTTCTACCCCCCACGGAATTTGTTTAAAATCTAATAATATTTCATCAATATTTTGATACCTGTTAGATTTGTCCATTTCTATGCATTTCTTTACTATGGGATTTATTCTTACATCTGAAATAGATAAATCCTGTATTAATTTTCCAACTGCATAAATATCACTCTGCCTTGAGTATTCTGCATTATAAAGAATCTCAGGGGCCATATATTTCGTCGTCCCCATCTTCGTCCCAACCAAAGTTAGATTCGAAGCACCTTCCTCAGGGTCTGTATCTTTTACAAGTCCAAAGTCTGATACTTTATAGGTTCCATCGTTAAATTTTAAAACGTTATTAGGCTTTATGTCTCTATGCAGATAATTTCTTTCATGGATACAATTAACTCCATTCAAGACCATGCTTGCAATACTTAACTTACCTTCTAGATTTAGACTATTATTATTAATTTCATATTGAAGGTCGCACTCAGCCTTATCCATCACAAACCACGGGTTTTCAACGCGAAGGTTAAATAGATAAATTGGTACAATATTTTTATGTACACATCTTGTTTGGAAAATAACCTCATTTTTGAAACGACGTCTAAATTGATCTATCAATTCAGGTTTCTGCGGAGAAAATACCTTTATTGCATAATCTCCGCATTCTGTATGAGTTAAGGTTAATAACTTAATGTGCTCGACATAGCCAAATGCACCACGCCCCAAGCCTGCCATTCTTCTTAAATAGTAATTGCCATGTCTCTCATCCATGCTTGCGCTCACCGCCACTTTAAAATGGAACGATAAGCATACAATCGCTCCTGATAAGCGTCCATGATTATAATGAGTGTATAACTATAATTTTAAATCAACTACCTAATCGCCGTCCATATCTGGATTTGGCTTCTCGTCTGCTGGATGAAATACCAAATTATCAGTGGCTAATTTCGACATTGCAAAGCTCCAGAAACGACAAGACCCCGCTCAATGGCGAGGTCTTGATTATTTTCCTTGGCGCTCATCTACAGAAACGCCCATGATTTAGAGAAATTACGCCAAGTTCGGACAAAATGCAAGTTAATAATCAAACTTTGCCGCTAATAGCATCAATCATGACGCTATCGTGTAATTTTCTGGAATTCCGACTCAGCATAACTCTCTTCAATGTCGCATTTAGCCACCAGCGACTCATAGAATGGCTTCCAGTTACGCCGCCATGTCCTTTCATTAAGTTCAGGAAGCAACGCTGTAATAGCCTTATAAGCCGTTGTCGAGGGTGTCCGTTTGTATCCAATTCCAGAGCAGCGTTCACACTCTTTCTCTACGGGTGCGCCAATCCGTTTGGATTTCTCAAGGTCGCGCACCTTACCAGTGCCATTACATCGGCAGCGAATAGAGATAGTGCCTTTACCGTTGCATGGGTTGCATAATTCACCTACCAGCTCTTCTTTAACCCATGCGTCTGTTTCACCGCATCCGGGGTGTTTAACCACTTTTTGAATGCTGTAAATTAGCCCCTCCCCCTTACAGTGTTTACATTGAGTGGTGGCTGCTGCTGAACTGCTGTATTCCTCATAGGCAAACTTAGCCAGGATCACCATGCATTGAGCCATTCGGCGGCCTGATGCTTTACCGACATGTTTCGGGGCGTTCTTCATGGCGAATTGAGTAAGCTGCTCAACGGTTCTTATCCTGTCCTCTTTGCTGATGCCGACCTTACCCAAATATGCAGCCATGCCGAAACTGGCCCGAGCCTCAACCATTCCCATTGCGGCGGCCATATCCGGCCCTTTGAGCGAATCGGAAGATGTGGCGCGAGGGGAATCTGTAATCATCTGGCTCTTAGCGCTGAACTGCTTAATTGCTGATTCTAATTTCATTATGCCGTCCTCAATAAGGGCCACTCATACACTGCCGCACCATTTACAATCATGTCGTTGAAGTCACCGATCGCGGGCCAGCGGATAGTGACTCGCTCTACATCATTACCTGAAAGAATGTTCCCGTGACCACACACCCACGCCGCCGCCAGTCCAGCACCGTTAAGGTCGGCGTCTGCAAAAATAATTAAGTGCTTAACCCCGCTGGGTGCCCTGAACCTTTTCATTAGTGCCGTGTTTAAAACTGACCATGTGTTAACGCCGTAAATTTACTTACTGGATAACGCGGTTTCTATTCCCTCGGCGATCCCCAGCGTTGAGGACGCAGGGAACAGGCGAATGGCTATTGAGCTGGCATGTTCCAGGTAACTGTCTTCCTGCAATTTGTGTAGTTTCTTTTGGGTGCCCGTCTTGGCTTTATGATCCCCATCCAGTAGCGTCATATGCAGGTAACAAAGGCTACCTTTGCTGTCAGTGGCCAGAGAATAAATACTTTGAAATACCCCGTTGCTGGTGCGTTGGTGATCGCAATATCGGACGCTATCGGCAGGCAGGCAATTTATCCCGCGACTTCTCAAATACCGCTCACCGTCAGTGCCTCGTAGAAGTTTTAATGTGGGATATTTCAAGGTGACCTTTCCGCGCATTACCGCTGGTTCACTCTTTTTAGCCGGTTCCTGTTGGATCTGGCTGTCGTACTGATTGCCGATCAGTGTGTCAATTTCAGCAGCGAGAGTTTTAAAGTCCTTACCCTGCGTCAGTTCAAGCAGCTTCCAGCCATCACCCGAGCCACAAACGCAAATCCATGAACCTGTTCCGTCTGTATCGTCTATTCGGAATTTTGACTTACCACTACAGACGGGACATTCACCCTTAAAATGGTGATTACCGGTAATGGGTGGCAGGCCGAAATACTCAAATACCTGCCCCCACTGACCTTTAACGGCCTCTGTTGTTTTCATGGCTGACTGGCCCCCTTGTGCTTGATTAGTTCTTGCCTAATATCGTTCAGATACATACTTCCCTGCCCTGCGGGGGGAATTTCTGGTTGCTGGGTTGCCGGTTCAGGGCCGGACTCTTTGCGTGATTTAGCAAAACGGATCTGTTTGGAACGAATGTAATTGCTGACCTCCGGCGATATATCCATAGGCATATCACGCAGGTTGTTGGGCCATTCGTTGAATTTTTCACGGTATTTTCAGGCACGAGAATATCGTTATGCAAATAGACCAGCAGGTTATTGAAACCTTACTCCAGCACCAAATTGAAACTGCGTTGATGGAAGAACGCCCAGCAGAGCGTTACCTCGCCGTCATGAAGTTCTACATGGGTGACCGATTAAATCAAGCACAAAACGGTTCTACGTGGATGCGTGACTTTATCGACAGCGTATTCATTGAGGGCGTTCGGGCAATTTGCCAGGGCGAAACAGAACCAACAAAGAATTTGCACTGAGGAGCGCCAATGAGCAACCAGGACAACGCAAATGTATTTAGCGCGGTTTCTCTGCATCGTACACCGACCGCAAAGCACAGCCGCCGCCAGTGCCGTATCTATAGCCCAGAAGAGTTTCTGGAGATGCCAATGGTGAAGGAATTTATCAAAAACAACCCTAATCAGCACTTCGTCAATGAGGAAACCGGCGAGGTCATGCTGGCACAGGAGTTGGCTGAACTTTATTGCTCCGTGAATAACGGGAAAAAGTTGAAGAAATTATTGCGTCGTTCATTCGGAGATAAAACATGAAAACTGAATTGGTAATCAATGGTGTACCAATGATGAGTAGTCGTGAAATTGCAAGAATTACTGGCAAGAAAATAGGTGATGTTCATCGCGACATCAGAGCTATGGTTCCGGCGCTTTATGCATCAGACCAAGGCGAAGAAATTAAATCATACGCATGGGATACGAATAAAGAAAAGATGGTGTTGTTTTTGCTTCATCATAATATTCAAGGAGTTGAGGTTAATTTCGACGAAAGGAATTATGTTTATGAGTTCCTTCTTGACCGCCGACATACTGAAATCTTGATTTCTGGTTATGACGTCAAGCGCCGCGCTGCAATAATTGATCGTTGGCACGCGCTTGAGACAGGCGAAGCGCAGCCTCGCCTTGAATCGCCGAAACCTCAGCAAACCTTCGCATCAATGAACGACAACATCCTCTCTCTAGCCCGTGTTGTAGCAGAAGCAACCGCATCGGCAACCATGAAAGCGGTGATTGAGATTGTTGGCATTCAGAAGTATCAACCCGTTGCTGAACCAGTTGCAGCTATCGCACCACCTGCGCCAGAAGCCTTACAGGTCAGCCACAATAAGCCGGATAGCGCCCAATCTGAATACGCCCTTGTATCGCATCTGTCGTGGGCCTGTGGGTTGTCTGGCGCTACTTGCCGCCGACTGGTTACATTCTCCAACTTACCTACCCGTCTGACCAACGGTGATCGTGGATGCTTGCTGGTCAATCGTGAATCCTTTATGGCTGCCGCTCAAAAATTGCTTGATGAGTCAATACCGCCCACTAAAAAGCTGAAGCGATGGCAACACCCGGAGTTCGGTGGCTTTGCGTTGCGTTTGATATCTGAAAGCGACAATGGGGAGGCAGAATAATGATGATTCAAACCCGCCTACTCCGTGCCGCACTCGTATGTGTCGCTAAAAATGACCCTCGCTACTACCTCGAAGGGGTACACATCATGCCGAAATATATCGAGGCAACAAACGGCCATGTAGCCCTGCGCATGGAACACGGCATCAATACACGCAAAAACATCATCGTGAAATTTGACGGCGCGGTGCCAGCTAAGGCCTACACAACAGAACTGGTATTCAATAAATATCCGCTAGCCGTTCACCGCGACATTACCGGCCAGCGCATCGGCTTTACAGCTATCAGGCTGCTTGATGGTCGCTTCCCTGATATGGATCGGATTATCCCAACCACTATTGACAATAGTTTTATCCCGGCAATCCAGGGGGAGTTTATGTCCTATCCGTCCAAAATGTTTTGCCGTGAGCGAAAAATCATACCCGTGAAGCTGGCTCCGTCCGGAAAAATAACCGGCTGTCGGTTCCTGTTCAACAAGTCAATTTGCACCATGTTCGGCAATCCTCAGTTCGTAGTGATGCCGATCCGAGCAGGGATAAATGACTTTCCGGAGATTGGATAATGAAAATCATCACTAAAAATTTCCGACTCAACGCACTGGCTAACCAGTATTCAGCAGCGATATATGACCATTTGAAGCAACAGAACGGCGGTGATTTCTTCATTGTGGATGCTGGTGATTTTCCCCTTCGAATTGAAATTGTCGGTGGCGTGTCAGGGGTTCGTTCTTTGGTTGATGCCTACTATCTGGAAGCCTTAAAGCTGTATTTATTGCAGTGGGAAAAAATAGCAATTGAGATGCTAACTAAGTGTCTGGATGGTAACAACCTGACGCAAGACGGCCGTGAAATATGGGAAAGCATGGGTTCTACGGTGGCAGGGGGTGCACGATGAGCGATAAATCATCTCTTTTGGCAGTGTGGCATTTTGTTGATAGCGGGACAAATGGCTCTAAGGCCTTGCGTGGCGCGGCTCCTTCCGGGCATACCTCCGAGCAGGTCACGGTGTCAGACAGTAAAATGTTAAGCGCTGAGTCGCACGAACCGGGCAAGGGGGTTGTCGCACCAGTTCCCGCCAATAGCAATGCTTGCAGCCCACCTGTGCCGCAAAGCATTGCCCAACTGGCAAGCATCATTAAAGCGGCTGGCAGTGATCCGGGTGATATCACAACCGCTATCTGGGCGGCCCACTACCGTAAACCAGAACGCAGTGAGGATGAAATTACTGATTTAACGATGAACATTATCGGTAACCACTGCATGGATTTTCTACCTCCAGAGGTCTGGCCAGGAACATTGGATCAGGTACTTAAATTTGAACTCAACCAGGTGGTTGAAGGGAGCTACTGGGAAGACATTCAGCCAAACGGAATTGTTAAGGCGGTATTGGCAGCCGGTTATCGCTTGGATGAAAGCATCGCAGTGCAAGAAGCCACCGACAGAGATATCGCGGTTGATGAAATGCACGTCATGTACGTCAATGCGCCTGATACCACCAGCGTTCAACAGTACCTTGAGATGCTATATGACGCTGGTTATCGAAAGGGGGCCACTAATGGGTAAGCAAGCTGATATCCATGATACCCAAGTGCGGGCCACTGTGATTGTTGACGATGGATGTGACTGGACGAAATACCTCAACTGGTTAGCCAAAGCAAAGTACCGGATCCGGAACGGGATAAATGAAGCACCACCAGCCCGACCAAAGGTAGCACCAGTAAGTTTTAAGTCGGTTAAGAAGCCCCGTAAAAAGGGCTATCGAGTGGTTCAACAGGCTATAGGGGCGGTGTGATATGAAATTCAAATGTACAGGCAAGTGGAACGGCGAACCATTCGAGCGGGTTACCGAAGCGGAGGACGAAGGCGATTGCTACGATCATTGGCACTTGTGGGCCATGATAGGTAAAGCAACTATCACTGATTTCATGATGGAGGTATGCGCCAATGACTAGCCGCCAACGGTTTGAAGCGTTTTGCAAGGCGGCTAATTATGGCTAGAACTCAGACCTTGGAAGTATGGGCCGCCGAGGAGTTTGATGAGCCGATCCCCAGCTATCCAACGTTACTAAAATATGCACAACATGGCATGATATCACCGCCGCCCTTTAAGGCTGGCAGGTGCTGGCGGGTTGACAAGAGTGCCCGATTTGTCGGAATAACAGTCAAGCCAGTAGTGAAGAAAGACGATGATCCACGCTTGAAGAGGATAATGGAAGATGGCCAGACCTCGTAAGTACAATATAAATGTACCAGGTCTATCGTGCTACACAGACGCCAGAACAAAAAAGGTGTACTGGCGTTACAAGCACCCTATCACCCGTAAATTTCATGGGTTAGGTGATGATGAGTCTGCGGCAAAAGCTATCGCTATTGAGGCTAATAGCCGTTTTGCCAACCAACAAATGGGCCAATTGCTTAAGGCAAGGGATGAGATCAGTCTCAAGATAGGTAAAGCGATAACAGTTAACACTTGGTTAGATCGTTACCTGGCTATACAGCAAGAACGTTACGACAGTGAAGAAATAAAACTCAACACGCTCAAGCAAAAAAATGCGCCAGTCGAAGCATTCAGGCGTCATTGTGGAATGCTAACCCTTCCTGATGTCGGCGCTCGCGATATAGCCTCCGTAATAGAAGAGTACAAAGATAAAGGACAAAAACGGATGGCGCAGGTTGTTCGAATGGTACTGATCGATGTGTATAAAGAAGCTCAGCACTCCGGAGAGGTTCCGCCAGGCTACAACCCAGCTCTGGCCACCAAGCAACCAACAAACAAGGTTACTCGTATCCGCTTGAATTTTGATGAATGGGAATCAATATTCAATGCCGCTGCCAATATGCAAGGATATATCCAAAACGCAATGCTTCTTGCTTTGGTTACTGGTCAGCGCCTCGGGGATATCGCTGATATGAAATTTAGCGATGTTTGGGATAATCACCTTCATATCGTGCAGGAAAAAACAGGCACCAGAATAGCCATACCCATAACCCTAAAATGTGAGTCTGTCGGTTATACGCTGCAAGATGTTATAGCACGGTGTCGAAATATGATCGTTAGTCCGTACATGCTTCATTATCACCATACAACATCAATGGCTAAACGAGGCGGCCAAGTATCTAGCAATGCAATCACTACCGGATTTTCGGCGGCCAGAGACAAAAGCGGATTGCAATGGAAAGACGGCACCCCACCTACATTTCATGAACAGCGATCCTTGGCAGAAAGGTTATATCGAGAACAAGGAGTGGATACTAAAACGTTGCTCGGACATAAAAATCAAGCAATGACCGATAAATATAATGATGACCGGGGTAAAGAATGGCTGGTGTTAGCTGTTTAA